AGTCGGATTGGCGTTTTTCACAATGTGACCAACCAACCCTTCTGTGTACCGAACGCTTCCACGCGTTGCTCTATGTCCGAATAGCATTGCCCGTTCAATATCAACCTTATGCTCACGGAGCTTCAACGCCCAAAGACGCGCCCATTCATCTGCATAGCCCTTAAAGACTGTTGCAATGGCGGTATTAGACATCTCACACGAGGTCTTGAAAATCTGACAATTTCCGAAATCATCTTCAATTTCACTTGACCACGCATCCGGTGAGGCAGTACCTTCACCAAAGGCCGATCCGATTACGTTACAGTAGTCGTTGTTAGAGATTACGTTGTACCCAGAAACATTCGTGTTCCCGAGATCGAGGATTTTACCGGTAAACGATGTGGTAGAACCAGCGTCTACGGGAGCAGTCTCAATCCGAACGGGAATCTGCGAATATCCAGCCGTACCGTAAACCGTGGTAACAACCAGCACCATCCCCTTGACCAACCAGTCCACCGAAGCGGAACTGGCGTCAACAGAGAAGGCGTAAGAGCTATTAGCGGTTACAGCGCTACCACCATTTACTGCGGCAGCCATCTGGAATGTCCGAGAACTCCAATCAATCTTGGAACGATTCTGTAAGAACCGGAAAACGGGATCAGAAGTGGGCTTTTTGCGCATACGCGATAGATATACGAAAAACGGTGACTCTTCCGGGGCGAGTTCATACACCATTTCGGAAGCATCATACTGACGCCTTCGATCCGGGGCTGTTCCCTCACCGGCGGTTGCCATCGCAGCCGTAATATCATACGCGGCTTTCATGCCTTGTGTTATAGCCAACTTTTAATCCTTTACTTTTTTGCTATTATACTTGGACGAGCTTTTCCATCCGCTTCCATTATCGCCCGTTTTAAGACTTCGTTTGGATTTAGTCGCGCCTCTGCCTGTCCTGACATCGAGCCGGCTGATGCGGGATTTGACTTTGACGACCTGACTGCATCCAAAGAAGTTGATGTCTTGGATTGTTTCTGACCCGTAGACTCAAGGTACAGCTTTACCATGACATCGGTAGGAAGCCGATCTTTTGGCTGAGAGTACCAGTCGAAATAACCTTTTACCTGGTCATCAGATAATTGGTGCTTACTTCGTAGTTCTCTCTCCATTTCGCCGACGAACTGCCGCTCTCTCTCTTTTCGCAACAAATCTGATACGACCTGTTGAGTAATCTCGGCCTGCTCAGCTATTCGATGCTTGTAAGACGGAGAGTTCGGGTTTTCGTAAGCGTCGATGATATTAAAATCATCCGGGACATCTTCTTGGGGTTCCCCCGTTAATTTGCCGATGAAATCTTTCACGACATCTGGCTTCTGTTCGGCGAGGTCTCGCATTCTATACCAATCAGACAATTCCTTTTCATATCTGGCCTTGTCCTTGTCTCTGAGAGACTGCATTTTTGCTGCTTCGCCTTTCCATTTTTCCACCTCATTAACGGGTTCTTCGCTCATCACCTCGTCTTCAACTTCTTCGACGGATGTAGCTCCCTCTGTGTCTTCTATCATTGTGTTTTCCTTTCATGTTCCCTTTCGGGACAGCACGATTTAAATTGGCAAGTTGATTATAAATCACGGCTCGCCCTTAGACTACTTGTCTAAATCTTATATGTGATAATATATAAAAATGTATATTATTACGTGTAAATTATTCTTGCTTTATGGACTGCTCCATGAGGTTTAATCTGTCAGCGCTTAATTTCACGGCGCTATCCAATCTGTTCTTGCCAACCCTCCTGTCAGCCTTCGCCTCAGATGTTATCTCAGACAATCTTCCCTTGAATTTCTCAATTTCACTCCGCATCTGGGCCTGAATCGCCATCCTCCGGGTATTGTCAAGATCGCCGGACAGTTGCTTGACCTGTTCGCCAAGCTGATTTATCATCTGCTGTGCCTGCGCAAGCATACTCTTTCTCTGAATAATCCGCTCCTTATCGTAAATCTCCGGGTGCTTGGCAAGAACTGAAATATCATCAACAATCCCCCTGTCATACATTTCAAGGTAAACAGAGAACTCAGCCCATTTATTGGTGGGCAGGGTAGACCCCGGTTCAACGGATATGTCATGCAAGCCGATATTGAACCTGTCGTTTACTATCGAGTTGACAGCCTCGCCGGTATCATCGTAATAATTTATCATGGTCTCGTCGTGGCTCGGGGCAGAAAGTCGGAACATCTTCTTGTAGGTATAATGCCCCTTGTCAAGGTTATAAAGAACCCTGCCCAATCTTTTCAATGAAAACTCAACATCCCTTAGCTTCGATTTCGGCCTTTCGCTCCCCAGGGCAATCATCCTCTCCGTGCCCCTTACGGTCTCGGGGGCTTTATCCCCGAACCCGTGCATCATCTCCGGGATGCCGAATATAAAGTCAATATAAAACTCGCATTGCTGAATCAACCGATAAAACTCAGCGGAGAGGGGTTGGGGCGTTGGATAATGAGGCTCCCCAACTGAGGAATCAACCTCAATAACGGCATTTGGATTAGCCCATTGCTGCTCCAACTCCTCCAATCCGTTAATAGCACTGCCAAAGGGCACAATCAATTTTAGCCCTGCCGAAGCCTGTGCATGGCTCAACGCAAGCGACCATAATTTATTCAAAAGGCGTTGCATCGGGCGGGCACGCGAGACATCTGACTTGGGATAAATTGTGCCGGTCCAAATATTAGGAAAGGGTATTATAGGATAGATGTCCGTGTTTAACACGGTTTCATATAGTTTAATCTGCCCAACGGTGGCAGAGACCGCTACCCTTTCCTGTAAAACTTCTTCAAAATCTGCGAGACCAAGGGCGAATACATCGCCGTTCTCTTCAAGAAAGCTCGAAAAGCCCATCTCGTCTAAAATAAATTCTTGATCTTTATAAAGAATACGATAGAACGGAACCGTAACCTTGTAAAATCTTTCAAGCACCTGATACCTTGAACTATCCCAAGAATCAAGGTCTTTCGCCTCTGCGGGTGTAAACACCTGCATCGAGTTCTTGTTTTGCGACGACGGATAATCATTTTCCATCGTTACATCAATATCGTTTATTATCCCGGGAACAATCTCGCCATCGACCATCTGGTCCCCAAGCTCGGGGTACATACCCACCAACTGACCGCCGGTAAGAATGGTAGAGAGAATAATGCTCTCCGCATCGTCTCCCCATCTTGACTTACAAGACGGAGGCAAATAAACACGGAACGGATCAACATATTTGAATTTTACATCCCCCCGCCCAAAGTCAGCCTTATTATCTGTAAAGGCATAAACATATCCCAACCCTGCGGTTGAATAATCCTGAAGGGCTTGCTTTATCTGGACGTCTCCCTCGGATATTTCCCAATTATAGCCCAAGACCGTTCGCCACACCTTCGCCTGTTTTACATCAGAGTCCTCCCTTCCAACAACCGTGAAAGCCGGAGACCTTGCAGTTAACATAGATGTGAACTTCTCAACAGCCGGAGAAATCCTGTCCATCGGAACGTCTGCCTGGTTCCGGGAGGCCATTTCATCAGATTCTTCTTGGGTAAAATGGCTACCAAGGAAAAATTCTATGTCCTTGCGAGCCTCAGTATCCCATGTTGATCGAGCCTCTTTCCACCGGCCATATAGCTCTCGGTTTGTCTGGGCTTCTGGATGTTCTTCTAATAATGACATATAAAGTATTCGTTTAAGTTAAAAAATGCACCACTATAATATAACAAAAAAAGGGGGCTTTGTCAAGCATTAAATTCATATTTTATTAAAAAGTTCCATTATTTTTTAATTATCCCAGTCTTGCACCGGACATCCAAGAGAATTTTGACGACCTTTTAGACTTCTTCTCAACGACTTTTCCAAAGTCATCCTCGTCGACAGCAGAGCTTCTTGGGGGGCGGGCAAAGTAATCTGCATAATAAAAAGCATCCAAGAGGTCGTCATTCTTTCCATACGGAAATTCCGACAACTCATTTACGATTTCAACCTGAGTTGGCTTAATATACAGCTTTTTTGACCTGACAATGCTCCCCAACGCTCCCTCAAGCCTGTCTTCTTTCTTGATTCTCTGTGGCGGCTTAACCCCTTTTACCAATCCGGGGAGGAATCTTCTGTCCTTTGCCGCAAGGCGAGAGGTCATATCCCTAACCATCTCCTGAGCATTCACGGTCTCAACCGTTACCCTCATCGGCTTATATTTCTTTGCATATTCCAGAATCTTTTCCGGAACGTCATACAGGGGTATCCTTTCCCTGAAATAATCAATAACATAGCGATGGCTACCCCCAAACGCCTCAATAAAATGCGCGATACGCTCACCAGAGTAACCCTGCAAAGAAAGTCCGGCCAATTGAAGCCCGGCAATCCAGCCCTCGGTGCGGGTTTCAAGGGCCTCAACCGTCTCAAGGGACTCGAGCGCGCCGAGATCC